GCTTGTACAACACCAGACACAGAAACAAGGACTGAAGCTTCATTTCCAGTTCCGTAACCGAGAGTAAACGCAGTTGTAGTTCCGTCACCAGAAAAGAACTCTGAACGGAAGGTGCCGTTGATTATGGAATTGCCTATATAACTCAAAATTTATTCCTTCTCGTCATTCCTTTTAACCAACCAGATTCTATATGTTCTTGTAACAATTCTGGTGGTACAAATTTGTTTATTGTTCCGTTATTTATGAAGGTATAACCAATTGTTAATCCCTTCTTTTCTTCTTTTCTTTTTTCCCACGCCAACTTCATTTTAGATTTAGTTGCATCATCGTGAGTTTTGCCTGTCATAAAACCTGGTTTATCTTTCCAGTATTCTTTTGCCCAAGCCGTCATCTTTTCTAATTGTTCTTTACCCATCGATACACCTTTATTTGAAGGTGTTTTACCCAAATGTGATTCAACTAATTTTCTTTTAGTTTCTTCCGACCTTTTTTGACCTCTATTTGATTCAGCAATTTTTTGCTTAGTCTCTTCAGGTATAGTTGTACCTTTTCTCCAACCTACTTGTAAACCTTTTTTACCTTTGTTCCAAGGAATAATAGGTTTACGATTCTCTTTCATTTTTTTTCGAATCTCTTCTGAAAAGAAATGACTGCCTTCACCACCAATATCTAAATTTAAACAGTTAACATCATTCTCAATCAATTCTTGAGTAACAATCTTTTTCTCTAAATCAAAAATATACTTTGAATTTGATATTACTAAGATATCATATTTAAAATTTTGATATCCGTATTTTTTAACTTGACTCTTAATTCTTTTACCAGAGCCCCAATATGTTTTGCCATTACAATCTTTTTGTGTCCATCCGTTGTGCTTACCAATATAATATTCACCTGTTATGGTGTTAGTAATTTTATAAAGGTGCGCCACTTGAGACATAGTGTTCTAATTAGTCTTAACTGCTAAGCAATCTGCAATGTATTTGTCAATTTGTGTTTGATTACCTTTAACAACACCATCAAGGTAGTCGGTAATCGGTGGGTATTCTTTTGCTCTGTTTGTTATGTATGCATTAGGATTAACCCATGCATTAACGGCAGCCAAATCATAAGATACTGGATTTCCATCTACATCTTTAGCGATGCCGCTTGCATCAACTGAACGAACAGTTGGATAAAGTGCGTAAATTGCTTCGTGGTTCATGCTGCTATCTCCATTGCAATCATATGTGATCCACTATATGATAATCCGTCAGTATTTCTACCACCAAGAATACCAAGACCACCTGCTGTACCACAACTCACATTAAAATACGGTTGATATATTACTTGACTGGTTGTTCCTGGTGAATCCAAAAACATTATTGAAAATGATAATTGCTGATATGCAATGTATGTTGCGATAGTATTCCAATAGTTATTATATGAGCCACCAATAAACCCATATGCACCACCACCAACATTTCTATACATTTGAACATTACCTGCAACACCAGAGTTGCTTGATGTTGAACCAAATGTTGAGGTATATAAAATTACTATTTTGCTTGTGGCAGAAGATGGTGTGATTGGTAAAACAAAACCACTAGCAACTAATGTACCAGAAGTAGTGATTGACATACTCTGAGTTGAATAGATGGTGTTTGATGTAACTTGAAGAACAGCACCAAGAGTTTGTTGCGTAGTTGCAATTCTTCCAGTAATTGCAGTATTAGCAACCGAAGCAATCAATGCACTAGTAATATTACCTGTTGCAATCAATGCTGTGGTGATATTACCTGCTGCAATACTGTTCGTTTTAATGAGTGATAATGGCATATTCTTTTATTTATCTCTATTCGTCAGCAGGTTCTGGAGTATTGCCTTCAGCCACCCACTTTAAATATTCTTGGTAATCTATGTTGGCTGGGTCAAATGGTATGAAGGCGTTGTCTGACAAGCGTTTCACATTATTTGCCAAATCTCCAAATGGGTTTTTTACTTGTTTATACATTTATAACTCCGCATTTATAGTTACTCCAGCATTTAATCCGGGATACCAATATGCCCTACTTGTACCTGATGTTTGATAATAAAGAGACATTTGATTATTACCAGCAATTAAAGATGGTGAGCTTGTATTTGAAAGATTAAAGGTTCCGTATTGAGCAACTGTTGGTGTCGCTCTTTTAGTGACTCTGTAAAATAAATTTGCATTTGCAGTTACGCCATTACCGGCATTTATATCTGCCCAAAATGTTTGTTGATTAGTATCTGAATTAATTACTTCATAATACCGTTGACACAAAGCCAACTCACGACCAAAATCACGATAATCGAATGCCGTGGCCTGTGAGCCTTTTTCCAACTGGACGCCTGTGATGTAGAAAGTGGCGCCGCTTGTGCCGACTACGCTTGTTGCGCCTGTTGCTGAAGTAAGCAAAGACCCTGCCCATGCACCAGCAGTTCCGCTTACTGTTGAACCTGACCCCAAACTGAAATTAACAAGAATTCCAGCGCCGTTTGTTGAACCCCAAGTACCACTTGTGTCACCAGCAATGGTTACTGTTTTAGATTCAAATGTGTTAGTGGATGAAATAGTATAAGTAAATGGATAACACCGAGAGAAATCACTATTAGCAAGAACTCCACCAAATGTTCCAGTTAATGAACTACGAACTTGAAAAGACAAAGTAACAGTTTGTGCGTTTGCAGTACCCCATCCTAAATCCGCAATATTAAAACCTTCAATGGCTTGCTGAAGTAAACAGTATTCAGAAGCACCAATGGAATACGCAGAAGTAGAAGTTGCCAACAACGATTTTAAAAAGCCTGTAGCCGTTGTTGAACTTTGTTGCACACTAAATTTTGATGCTACATTTAAAACTGCTTGCCATCTATCCAATGTATAAGCAGAAGAAGCAGGAGTAACACTCGCCCCCGCATTTCTCTGGTCAATCACCATGGCGCCGTTTATAATACGGTTCTTAAAGCCAAACGGAGACCCTTGACTATTACTAATACTATCTGCTGCTGTTTGAATTGGCATTTATATTCTCTTAAACTTTTATTTATTCGTCAGCGGGAAGTGGTGTGTTACCATCAGCAAGCCACTTTAAGTATTCTTGGTAATCGGTGTTGTCTGGATTGAATGGTATAGACCAAGTATCGTCTTTTAAAACTGCACAAGGTACACGGTCACCTCCACCAATAGGAATTGGTCCAAGTTGTAATTGATATTTTGTCATTTTATAACTCCGCTGATAATTGAATATTATTTGTACTGACACCTGTTGGTACATATATGTCTGTGTTTAAACAATGATAACTTGAACCAATATTGGTAATTGGGGCATAAAACGCAACCATTGTTCCATTCAAATAATCAGCAATTGTTGGAGCGGCAGTAAAAGTGGAGTTTGTTATCGATGATAAATTTATATTCCATCCACCTCCTGTGTTGTATGCAGGGCTAAGTGCAATGGAAGGAGTAGTTCTCATAACAGTAGGAATTGCAATCCTGTGATAACTAGTAGTTCCTGTAGCTATTGTTCCAGAAATACCCCAAATCTGAGCACCATTGGCGAAATTTGGTGTTTGGTAATAATACCTGTGACACAACTGAAGCTCACGACCATAATCACGATAGTCAAAGCTAGTTGCTGTTGAGCCTTTTTCCACTTGAACACCAGTGATAAAAAATGTTGCTCCGTTTGTAGCAATCCATTGGGTAGTTCCTGATGTAGCTTGCCTAAACGAATTGACCCAAGAACCGGCCGTGGTTTGATAATCTGTTCCAGCCCCTAAGTTAAACCCGACAGACAAACCACCACCATTTGTTTTACCCCAAGTTCCAATGGTATCACCAGCAATAGTTACGGTTTTATATTCGTAAGTATTTGCGGCATTAATTGTGTAAGTTGCTACATAACCCCTGTCATAAGTTTGGCCATTACTTAAAAATACTGAGTAGGTTCCAGTAACGCTAGAACGAACCCAAAATGATATTGTTATTGTCTGAGCATTAGCAGTACCAAAATCTAAATTTGCTATATTGTAACCTTCTATTTCCTGAAAGAAATAATAGTTATCACCAGATGCAATTGAAGAATCTGCCGTGGTTACTGTGCAGGCAACAGAATTATAAAATCCTGCAGGAGCAGTTGTACTTTGTTGAGCGGAAAACTGACCTCCACCGAAGGCTCTAAATCTCCACCTATCAAGCACATATTGACCAGTACCCGAAACAGTAACACTAGCCCCCGCATTACGCTGGTCAATCACCATGGCGCCATTGATGATGCGGTTTTTCAAACCAAAATCGTTTGGTGAATTAATTGTTCCTATTAGTGCCATTATTCAATCTCCTCAATGGCAAAACGATATTTCTTACCAGTTCTATTATTGATTAAAAACAAACTCTGTTCTCCCTCTTGGACAGTCCAGTTACCTTTTGTTCCGTCTACCATGTTGCCATCTACCTTGCCTTCGTTAGACAAGTGTAAGTCACCAGTATAGATGTTTGACCAACGGAAGGATGCAGAACCTAAATCGTGTGTGGTATTTGCAGAAGGAATAATACTACCAGAAATACTTACATTACCAGTAATCGTTGGCGTTGCAATGTTTGGCTGTGGAATAAATGTGCCAACTGGAATTGCTGTTACTGTTGTTGATGTTCTGAAACCTAAATGCCTCACATGCACATTAGAAAGTGCAGGTGGTGCAGAAGTAAATGTGATTGTAGTACCAGATGTTGTATAGTGTACTGGTGCTCTTTGAACGACACCATCAACTGTTACGAATACTGTGTTTGCATCCGCAGGTGGTTCACTCAAAGTAAATACTGAGTTATTGCCGTTTGGTGTTAAGTTGTCAGAAGTAAACAAACGAATATTGTTTGCCAACTTTGCATAGGTAACAGAACCATCGGCAACATATACTTGTGCGCCAGAATCAAAGTTGCGATAAACAACATAGATGTTATTAGTACCTGATGGAGGTGCACCAGTGAATGTTAGTGTTGTACCAGATACGGAGTAAGCGGTAATTGGTTCTTGTTGTACATTTTCAACAAAAACTTCAAGGTCAACTTCTTTTTGAACTGACCGAGTTAATGTGAATACTGTAGTCGAACCGTTACCAGAGAATCTATCTGCATCTCTTGGAGAAGCAATAGTTCTTGTTGGGTCGTAAATGGATGATGTGGTGCCTAAGTATGCCATGATTGTATTTATTCGCCTTGGTCAGCAGGTTCTGGAGTATTACCTTCAGCAAGCCATGCTAGGTAGTCTTGATAATCCATGTTGGCTGGGTCAAAAGGTATCCATGTCTTATCGTGTATTCTATAAACGACTTCAGTTGGATTTCCCGTCAAAATATTATTTGGCATTAATTTATACATTTATAACTCCGCAGTTGCTAATAAAACTAACTGACCATTAGTCCCAGCTAAATAAAAATTAGTAGCCGCAGAAAAATTACAAGTCATTGTTCCCGGCCCAATTGTAGGGGTTGCATTTGTCCAAGATCCACCTGCTAAAGTAACTGCGGATTGCGCTCTTTTTAGTGTTTTGAAGTACCATATGTGATAAAAACCATTTGAAACATACTGCAAACCCATTGCGGCAACGGTTGAAGAATCACAATAATATGGTTCACAATACCTCTGACACAAAGCCAACTCAGCACCATATGAGCGATATTCAAAACTCGTTGCTGTTGAGCCTTTTTCTAGCTGCACATTGGTAATATATAAAAACTCACCTAAAGCAGTGGTAGTTACATCTGACCAAATAAACAAAATGATGTTTGAAGTTGATGCTGTATCAACATTTGCCGTAACGCTGTAAGTAGCAAAAGATGTAGTAACACCTAAGTTAGCAGGAGTATTCTCGTAGGTTGCATTAGCAATCAGCGTTGGGTTTGTACCTTCTGCATTCCATGCGCTGATAATGTCTGAGGTAACAGTATCAGCAGTGCCAGACCAAGCTACGATTGCACATTTTATGTTATCAAGGTTGGCTGTTGCAGAAACTTTTGCTTGAAAAGATATAGTTACATTTCCACCAATCGCATCATAACAGTTTGCATTTTCTATAATCTGAGCAATGCCAAATTTTTTGTTTACAGTTTCTACATCTAAGCCAATGGAATATTTTGCTCCTGTTGGAACAGTTGTTGTTTGAGTTACATCAACAATATCATTACCATCAGACAGAATATAAAATCTGTCTAAAACATAAGTGTCATCATTGTTTGCACTGCTTGTAGAAGTAAAGGATGTGCCACGCTGTGCTATATCCATTCCGCCATTGATGACACGATTCTTGAAGCCAGTAAAACCACTCGCTATAGTTGAACTGTCTGCGAATGTTATACTATCGCCACCGTATGATACACTCATTTGTTATACCTTTGGATATTTGTCTTTAACTGTTTTAATCTGTGCTTTCCATGCATCAAGACCACTATGATATAGAGTATCTAGTTGGTCTGGAATGGAAGGATATTCTTGAGCTCTTTGATACTTATAGGTGTCAGGATCAACCCAAGAATTAACTGCCGCTAAATCAATAGTTACTTGATTGCCTTGGGCATCAAAAGCACCAGCCCCGTCATCAATAGTGACAACATTTGAATATAAAGCCCGAATTGCTTTGTGGTTCATGCCGCTATCTCCATAACTGTGATTGACGAAGCACTTCTCGTATCGTAAGTTGATGAATCTCTATCTTGTTGTGTTCTATTAACAGCTGAAGTGCCAGAAGCGCTATTTAAAATCTGAAATTTGTAAGTAATAGAAGATGTTGTTGCTGGAGAATCTAAAAATGTTCCAGATACTCTATAAATTGAATATTGTGATGATGCACCATCCATTTGTGCTAACCCTAAAGGTCTACTTCCAGCAGCATCTCCAGCATAAATTACAGTTGAACCTCTAAGCATTCTTATTGGCGCACCGGTTCCATTTTGGCAACTAAGACCAACATCATACAAAACTAAAATTTTACTTGATGAACTTGTTGGCGTAATTGAAACAGTTAATCCTGTTACATCCGTAAAAGAACCGCTTGAAGTTGTAAATGTATCAGTTTTTACGGTTTGAACCACTTGCAATACTCTACCTGAATATTGCTGAGTTGCACTTACACCTGCAATAGCGCTAGGGAATGTTATACCGGTTGTACCGTCTACGATTGTAGTCATTCAATAGCCTCTAGTTGTTCTTTGGTTGGTCTTGCAAGTGTTGGATGTTCCCACTTTGCTATGTAGGCACCTTTTCCATCACTATCGTCTTGTAATCTAATTGCACCAGATGCAAAATCATATGTTGCAAGTGTTGGATAGATTGAAATAATTTTTTCGTATAATGTCATCATGCAGCCCTTGCTAAAAATGCACTAAATCTTGTATGAGTGTTTCGTAATACTAGACCAGTTCCAGCAACATAAGCATAAATTTCTACATAATCTGTTGTGCCATTTAAATAAATTAAATCTGATCCATTAATTACAAATCCATGATTTACATTAGCACCATTAAATGATAAATCTTGCAACCAATTACCGTATGAAGAACCATTTTTATAAACATTAACAATACATCTGTTAAGTGTAGTGGAGGTTTCAGTTCCAATGGCTGCTGTTATGTTGTAATATCCGGCTACTGTTGGAGTAAATACTGAAGTTGAAGCATTAAAACAATTACCAACATTAAAATCTATTGTTTGGAATGTTACTTTCGTAAAAGTGGCAGTAGTAACACTTTGGTCACCACTTGATTTATATGCTCTAAACGCAGGTGCTGAAGTGATTGTGTTTAATGTAACGCCATTCTGTTGAATGGTTAAATCACCTGTTCCATCACCAAAGAATGTTGAACCTAAGACGCCTGTGGTTGTTGTATTAATCAATGCCATTTTATAGAACCACCCATTTCTGACCTGTCGGTACTGTGATTGACTTGCCAGTTAAAATCGTAACTGGACCAACAGAGTAACCATTGTTACCCGCAGTCAATGTATAGTTTGAATATACTGTGTTAGAACTTTCAACGATGGCAGTACCAAGTTGAACGGCTGTGTTACCTGAGCCGCCAGTACCAACTAAACCGCCTTGGATTCGGGTCAACGCCATTATACAGCCCTCTGTTGTAGTTTCAATTCTTTACGCTTCATATGAGAGTCTCTCATTTTCTGTTTAGTTTCTTCTGAGTGTTGTTTACCTAAAAAATTCTTACAACTATTAGGATTATTTTTTATAAATTCTTTTCTATGCTCAGAAAGTTTTAATTTGTGTTCTTCAGTTTTTTTCTTACCCGTCAATGCAATAGATAATTTTTTATTCCATTCATCACCACGAGGATTATTTAGATACGCTTTTTTACCACTTTCTGATAATTTTAACTTTGTTTCTTCTGAAACTATTCTACCTGAATTTGCTTTTGAAACTCTTTTTCTTCCTTCTTCGGACATAAAAACTTTATTGCCGCCATCACGAACATTATATCCTTTTGGAACCAAACAATCATAAGATTGTATTAATTTGGTTTCCATCAAATCCATATATTCACCTTCTTGGCAATATAAAATAATTTCGAAAACAAATGCATCAAAACTATATTTTTTTATAGCTCTTCTAACAACAGATTGTGAACCTTTTTTATCATCAGATTTTTCACATCTTTTATGTTCATTCAATCTTCTTTTCAAGTGTTTTGATTGGCCAATATAAACTTTACCACTTTCTCTGTGGGTTAATTTATAAATGCCAGTATCAAATAAAATCATGCGATTTCTAAGAGTGACGCTATCACATCCACCGAACCGTTGGCGCTTGTTGTTACTTTTAAAACATCTGCAGCCTGTAAAACGACTTTTTGGTCTCCGCCAATTGGAACTAGAGTAGACCCTGAGAGTATTGGTGCGTTGGAAATAATAGAATAATCTACCGCTGACCGTGTTAGAAACACATTCGCAGTAATAGTACCAGCAGACTTATTAGCTAAAGTCATACCGATTAATGTAGTTTGTGTAGCGGATGGGCAAGTGTAAACTGTGTTACCACTAGTTACAATGTTTGCTGCCACATTCGATTTAAAGGTATTTGCCATGTTTGTTTAATTCCCTAATTATTTATATATTTATCCGAGCGCAATTGAAAACGCAAGAGAATCACCAGATATTCTTGCTAGTTCACTATAAATTGCTGTGTTTGCCGTGCCGCCTAGTTGATTGACAGTCAAAGTTCCTGTTGCATTTGCATGTACGAAAGTTGCATTACCAGTGAAATTTGA